TCAAGCGGTAGCCTTTTCCCCGCTCGTGCAGGACCTCCGCACCGTGGGTCTGCAGCTGCTCGTTCAGTTCCTGCAGCAGCCCCTCTGAAAGTCCCTTTCCGCTCAGTTCCTGCAACTGTGTTTCCCACAGTTTCAGTCCCTCAACCTGGGTATTCATATTGTAAATCAGACGATCTGCAGTATATCCGGAAGCATCCCAGGCATCATAGTTATTCATGGATGAAAGGATGTCTTTCTTCCGATCAGCTATGGCACTGTCCCTTTTTTCTTCCAGATCCTGTATGGTCTCATTTCGTTCTTTTTCAAGCTTTTCCCGCTTATCATTGTAATCTTCATCAAGCTGCAGCTTTTCTTTTTCGTAATCTTCTTTGGCTTTCAGGTACTTTTTATCTGCTTCTATGCGCTCATCCGTACCGGCTGTGAACTGTTTTCTGGCAATATCCCAATATTCCATCTCTGCCCTGGCGGACATGGAATAATAGGTCTGGTAGGTCTCCAGAAGGGATTTCTGTACTGAAGCCTGGGTCTTTGCAGCTTCCTCTCTGGCTTTGGCTGCCTCTTCCTGCTTCTCCTGCTTTTCCTCGTAAATCTGAGTGTCCAGTTCCTGGATCTTTTGTGTTGCTTCATACCAGGCATCAGTTCCGCTCTTTAAATTCTTTCGAACGGTGGTCCAGTAATTTTTCTCCTGGGCTAAAGAGGCAGCATGTAATGTCTTGTACTTTTCCAGCCGTTTTTCAGCAGCACTGAGGACTTCAGAATTATAAGTTTCTGCGTCCTTAGTAGTTTTCTTTTGATTATCTCCGGATCCGGTAACTTTTTCTTTGGATACGCCAAAATTGTTCTTTATACTGCTGCTCAGTGCCTTGCTGATCGTGGAACTGCTGTCAAGCTTATTAAGCTGAGAGGTTGCCTGTTTATAGGCTGTGGATCCTTTCACAGCTGTATCACGTATCTGCTGCCAGTACCATTTTTCATTGTCCAGAGAAACTTCATGGCTCTTATTGTATTGCTTAAGCCAGCTGGTGGCGTTTTTCAACACAGCCTTTGACATTTTTCCAGCGGCTGCAGTTGCTACCTTTGTGTTTTTAGTTATACCAGACGCAGTACCTGCAGGTAACTGATAGCCGACTTCTTTCTCAAATTTCTTTGATGGAGAATGGATCTCTGCTGCTGCCTTGGCTGCGGCAATACCTGCATTGATCATTCTTATTGAAGCGCTGATGACCTGGGACTGGCCTGCTGATATACCTTGCGCTACACCAGCAGCCGCGTTGTATCCTGCAGTGTAAAAGCTATTCTGATAGGTTCGAACTGCGGCCGCTGCCTGACTCGCCATTGTTCCGGAAGCGCTGATCGCGCCACTTTTTCCAGAATTTATACCAGTCTGATACTGCTGAGCGGCTACTGTTCCGGCTTTCTCATATTCGCCTTTTTTCTCTTCGGCCGCCTTCGCTCCGGCGGACGCCATCTCGCCACCAGCCTGTTCAACGCCAGACTGCTGATCTTTAATTGAATTCTGGGTTCCTTCTCCTACAGCAGTACCAACATCTTCACCTGCAGACTGTGCATCTGCTGCCTGCTGCTGGATCAGTGCCAGAAGCTCCTGCATAGCGGATACTGCCTGAGTACCACCGGCATTAATTCCTGCCTGGATTTCTTCCGGGATCTGGATACCCGCTTTATTGGCAATTTCTGCCACGCCCTGGATTGTTCCTTCAATAGTTCCGTTCAGCTGATCTATTGCCTGCTGAGGGGTTATCTCACCGCTTGCAATTCCATCTGCAAGTCCCTCTGGGATCTGTACACCACATTCCTGCGCCATCTGGACAGTCTGCATGAGAGATTCCTGTGTGGCTGCCGGAAGCTCAGCCCAGCCTTCTACCGCCGAAGCAACGGCATTGTCAATGGACTCGCGCAGATCAGAAAAATCATAATCTGTGGATCCAATCTCTCCCACTGCCAACTCATAAGCGGTCTTGTTTGCCGCCATCACCGTTGCTGTATCCTCAGAAATGTCCATGGCATCAGTCCACTTCTTGGAGATACCTTTCAGCTGTTCAACACCGTATTCTCCCTGGTTGTCCAAGGTCCATACCATATGCTGGAGCATATTAGCTGCATCAGTTCCTTGCTCCTGGATTGCCTGGATAAACTCTGCGGAAAAGATCGCTTGTCCGCTCTCATCTGTGGCTTCTTTAAGGCGCTGGAGATTCTGCTGATAGTTCTGGATTCCATCCACCCAGGACTGCAGGTTTTCGTTCATCTGTTCTGTGGTGATATCATCCCCACCATCGAATTTATCTGCAAAACTGATTTTATCCTGCAAATCAGCTTTGATAGAATCCATGGTGGAATTGTATTCATCCAGGATCTGACGCATGGCAGTCTTAGCAGCGTCCGCAGCTTCCTGGGAGCGTTCCATAGTTTTGTTGAACCCTTCCAGGGCTGTGCCAGCTCCTGCTGCCGCCAAGCCGGTTGCTTGGATTGCATCAGCATTATCTTCCTGAGCCTTTGTATTGTCTTGTGTTGCATCAGTATCATCTTTTTTAGCTTTGGTTAGATTTCCTGCGCTTTCAGCATACTCTTCTTTTGTTTTTTCATTTTCATCCAGGATCTGATTCTGTGTATCAATAACACCGTTTAGCTCGTCTTCCTGATCCTGCAGCTCTCCAACACTGGTTGCTAGAATTCCTGTAGCATCTCCACACTGAGATACCTGACCGGTCAATACAGCAAAACGATTTCCCATCTGACTATCACTAATAGCTTTTTCTGCCATCTGATACTCTTCTAGGGTAATAGTTCCATCATCCAATGCCTTTTGGTACAGTTCTAAAGCTTTTGTTGTATAATCAAGTTGTTTGCTAAAATCAACTTCCTGTAATGCTGCGGCATTTAAGCTGTTTTGTTCATATTGATTATTAACTTCATTAATAAGATCCAGTTCATCCTGTAAAAGTTTCTTTCTATTACTAATTGATTCCTTTTGCGCTTCTGCCTGATCTTTTACTTTTTGAGCCTCCAAGGACTGATCTACCAAATCCTGGGTAGCTTTAATCAGGGCTTGCTGAACAGCTACATCCTGATAGTTTTTTACCAGTTTTTCCAGTTCTTCATTTGTAACATTCAGCTTATCATTTTCAGAATCATAAGCACCAGCCAGTTCTGGAATGGACTGTGACAGTTTGTCCACGATGGATGCCATTTCCTGTTTCTGGACAGCTGTTCTATCTTCAACATTATTTAACT